AATTGTCGGTTCATTTTCACGATACAGAGGTATCCATATCGTAGACATCAGAGAAAAACCACGAGAGGTCTGTTCCAACTCTAATGCAATCGGTTCAGAAACTATTACTTGATCATTAATGCTATCCAAATATTCTGCGACCACTGTTTCTCCGCTTGACATCTTGAATAGTAGTACTACTCTATCCATGGTTTACCTTTATGTTATATATTTTATAATCGAATTCTTCTTCGTTGTATAACTTTACCCGAATGGCGAAGTGTTTAAGAGTATGGTTATGATGCGAACGATAACTGAGATCGTCAGCAATATCGTAAAGAGTTGCCATAGTTTTCGTATCACTTCGTCTTAATCCTCTACCTATTGATTGAAGATTGCGTATCCTAGATTTAGAAGGACTAGCAAAAATAACGTTATGTATGTTTCTAATGTTGATCCCAGTTGAAAAAGTGCCGTAACTAGCGATGATAATAATGTCTTCCTTTTCGGCAATTTCTCTGACTTCCTCACGTTCTTTCGCACTAACTCCTCCATGTACAAAAAAGACTTTTTTATTCGTCGACTTAATTATATCATTGTACAGCAATTGACCATGTTTGTCAACCATTTGATACAGTAAAAGTGTCGTTCCTGTTCGAGAAATTGCAAGATTCTTTATGAAATTGTTTCGCTTCTCATTCCCTATCAGGAATTCTATCTCGCTTCTATAGTCAGACTTCTTGAGTGCTTTACATATTTGCTCTGGATATTTTAACAATAAACATTTGACTCTGAAGTCTGATAAAGTTCCAGAATCAATTAATTCACGTGTTTGCACTACTTTCATGACTGGACCAAACAAACCCTCAAGTACAAGTTTGTTTGTGTGGGTTCCATCTAAGGTTCCAGTAAATCCGAACCTCCACTTGCACTTGTCAAGTTTCCCCATAATCTTTGTCAAAGAAGTTGCCTTAAATTGATGTGCCTCATCTCCCACTACGATATCGAATTGATCGAACCACTTTTTAGGTTGTTTGTATATCGATTGCCACGTACTGATAAAAATATCTGCTTCAGGGCAATTTTTCTCTTGACCTTGCATGATAATATGTGTATAATAGGTTTGTCCGTTTTCAGAATAATCAGTTATATCTGATTGCATTTGATACACAAGACTAGTAGTAGGAACAATGATTAGTGCTTTCTTACAAGACTTTGCTAAGAGATACTTTACAATGGAGTATATAATGAAAGACTTACCTGAAGCAGTAGGTGAAAGGATCAGTGCTCTATGATTACGGAGAGCATGTGCAGTTGCTCTGAGTTGGTAATCTCGTGGAGTATATTTACCTTTGAGCATTTCTTGCAATTCATTGAGGGAAACATCACTAGTATGATCGAGTCCCCCATGTATCACACACTCATAGTCCCTATCTTGGCAGAACTTTTCAATACGTCTCCAGAGACCATTGTAGATTGTATGATTAGATGTACTGAAAAGTCTTATCTTACCATCCCAGACTCTATTTCTGTATGATGGCATGAACTTGGCACCAGGAACTTCAAACGTGAAGTATTCGGAAAGTTCCTGTGCTATACCTCGTTCACAATCTATTTTTACATAGACTTCATCTTTGGGATGAATTTCAATTTTATCCATTAGTAAACTTCAACCAATCAATCGCATTCTTAATCTGAAACCCACGATTGTTAATTGATTTAAGTATCCCCTCAACATAATCAACTTTTTCTTCTTGAACGTTCATCTTTAGAACCTTGTCTACATATGAACCATCAGATTCAATATATGTATCTACCTCGTTCTTGAGTAGTTTCTTATAGAACTGTTCACGTCCAAGTGCTTTCAGTTCATTCTCATCAAGTTCCCCAAGATAATACTCAGTTAGAATGCGTTTTTGTTTTTTGATTTCTGCTCTCATCCTCATAAGTTGAGTTCTCTCAACCATGAAGATCTTCATATATTTGTTATGAACTACTGGAATCTTTGTTGATTCGTCACCAAGTTCAGTTTCATCAATCTTGCAATCCTTGTCCCACTCAGACATAATATCTTCAATCTTCATAATATGCTTCCCATCATTTATATTTTGTAGAATCTTATTCAGTATACCAGATTATACAATCGTTGTCAATTCATATTTTCTATATGCAAAGTTTACTGTTCCTTGTAAGTATGTGATGTCTTGTGCTTCAAGATTAAAGTCTACTGAAGATAAGGATACTGGATACATGTCAGTAAACTTTACTTCAATGTTTGGTTTGTATGATGCTGTAGTGACTAACAGTGACCCATCAGAATAAGTGTCACCTTGTGGGAGTCTATTAGGATTGGTGTTGCGTAAAGCAGCACTTTGACTAAAGTTGTCTGGAAATCCCAACCCAATCATCCAATTGTATATCTCTTGAAAGTTCTTTAAATCTTCATCGATACGGAATGTTAGATTTAGTAATCCAAATACTAATTTGTCTCCCGGAACTGGTAACTTGATAAATGTATTTTCTACGGTATCTATCTGCCCCATAGTGAGATCTGGTATAGATGCAGACGTACAAAAGTAGTTGATGTGAGGTAATCTCTGTATAGTAAATTTAAATCCTACTGGTGATAGGAAATTTTGATTATCTGGTTGAGATCTTTGTAGTGCCATTTGTCAATCCTTATAAACGTTCTGTATATATTTAGGCACAAAAAAAAGGGAGATCCGAAGATCTCCCCAAGTCTGGTTAGTTAACCTAACTCTTATTTTACATAAGGTTGGTAACCTTAGCAAGTCTGTAGTAGATGTTACCGTCACCAGTACCAACTCTAGCAGCGACTCCGTTGCCATCGTTAGTTGCGAAAGGATTAGCGACCATGCCGTAGCGAGTCTTAAATCCGATCTTTGGTTGGAACGTATTCTCACCAACCGCACGAACCATTTGTAGCGGAACGTATGGGCAGTAGAACAGACCAGCGTCAAAGGCATTAGAACCCTTGTAACCGATAGTGTAGTAGTTATTAGTTGTATCTGAGAAATATGGATCGATATAAACTCGGATACGTCCGTTAAGTACACCAGCGAAAGTGTTGCCTGTGTCGTCAACATTCAAGTTGTTGTTGAGTGCCGGAGCATAGTCAAGAACACCTGCCATCTGAAGTGCAGAAGCAACATCAGAAGAAGTGATCATAACGTTACCCTTACCACGACGTGTTGCTTTAGCGATTTCGTTAGCATCACGCTCGATCTGGAACATCAGACCCTTGAACTTCTCAACTGACCAACGACCGTTTGAGTCGGTGTCAAGATCGAAAGTACCAGAAGTCGTTACGTTCTTTGTAGCACCAGCAACAGCAGAGTAGTTGATTGTACGAACTACTTCACGGTTGATTTCAGCAAGAATTTCAGCAGAAAGAATGTTGCTTAATTCTTGTTCAGCATCAAGACCATGAACTGCTTTAAGATCCTGAGCAAGTTCCATGGTGTATTCTGCTTTAAGAGCACGAGAAACTGCTGTTACAGCAACTTTCTCAATACTGAATGCCATTTCATTGAAAGCATTCGTAGCAGTGTCACCAAGTTTTTCAGCATCAGCAGTTGACATACCTGTCTCAACTGTGTAACCAGAACCTGAAGCACGATCGTTAGGATCTGTACCAGTCTGACCTGTACCTGCAGAAGCATTCGCTGCTTGGATAGAAGCAGTGTTACCAGCAGCAGAAGCAGAGTGGGAAGTATCTGCCTCATTGAAGAGTGCTTCCGTACCTGTCTGTGAATCGTAACGTGAACGCATTGCAAAGATCAGTCCTGTTGGACCAGTCATTGGTTGAACGCCAGCAATGTCGTATGCGATAAGGTTAGGCATAGAACGACGAACCAGTGAAATCAATACTGGATCGAAAATATCTACACTACCTGCAGAAGCAGTGGATGATGATGCACCCATTGCGTTAGTCGGTGCTGCCTCACCCAAGAGTGTTATACCGTGTGAACCACCTTGATGGGATGCTTGTTCCCGTGCAGCATTCTGTTGGTTTTCCAACAATTGAGCAGTTACAGAACGCTTGTGCGAATCTTCAATCTTCGGAAGGTCTGTGTGCTCAATAACTG